TCAATAGGAATTTTTCAACATACTCCATCTGCTGTGCTCTATTCATTCCCCTAAGAGCACCAACCGATGTTCCTAAAGATGCTGCTGTTGATGGAATAAACTGTATCAAACCAGTAGCACCACTACTACTATTAACAGCATGTGGATTTAATCCAGACTCTGATGCCATCAAACCTAAAAGGTCTGCTGGATTTGCTCCAATTTTTTGCGAAACTTCGTCAACCTTTGCCAAAAATTCTGTATCATTACCAATTAAAGACTTTGCAGGCTCTGCCAAGGTAAGAGGAATTTCTTCTTCCTCTCCATCTCCATCTCCAGATTCTGATTGATTCTCTGGCTTATTGATAGCACTATCTGGTGGTTCAGATCTACCAAATAAAAGTTTTTTGAATCCCTCACCAAATTTTCCTTGCATTATAAGTGCCCCAGGACTTTGACGAATACTGGGTTCTTTAGGAACAACTAGGGTTTCTGTCAAAGCATCTTTATCTTTATCCGTTTTACCTGCTTCTTTATTTTGCTCACTTTCTGCTGGACCCTCAAGTTCAACTTCAGGTTCCATGTCAGGACCAGCATGAACGTGACCACCACCATTATATCCAGGGACAACTCCACCACCATTAAATGAGAGGGATGGCATATTTGTCCCACCACCCATAGCATTCATTGATGCTAAAGTGTCAGTTCCATATGTTTGAACTGCACCTCTACTCATAACAAACTCACCTGGCGTGAGCATTGCTGGTACAGTATCTTTATTGGGTCCACTACCAGGAACTATACCACCTTTGTTAAACTTCTTACCATACTCTGGTTCCTCTCCTGTCTTTGCTCTCTTTTTTTGCTTTTCATACTCCGCATCTTCTCCCATGATTGTTCCGAAGAAGAAATTTTGAAAAGCGTTTCTCTCTCCTTTTTTATTTACTTGTTCTTCTGCTAGATCTGTTGCTGTTTGTTCTCCACCTTTCTTTTCAATATTCTCATCAACTTTTTTATCAGTTTCAGTTTCAACAGTCTGTGGTGCAACTTCTGGGATAATTTTACCCATCGCAAACAGTGCTGCTCCAGCAGCTGCCGCGACTAGTAATGGATTACCCGTTGCTAGTTTACCCAAACCCGCAAGCATCTTGGGAATCAATCCCAAAAGTTTAGGAATAAATCCACCAATTAATCCAAGTAAACCAGTTATAAATCCACCAAGTCCAAATTGAAATGCTAAAAATGCAGCAAGAAATGCAGGCCATGTGACTTTAAAAAAGTCCATGATTGCATCCATCTTCTTTTTATTTTTTTTATCTCCCATCCAATCAAGTATCTTAACCAGCAATCTGCCAATTAAAACCGTCACAATAAATTTCATAATGCTTTCAAAGAAACTGATTGCTGGTTTAGCAAGTTTTTTTGCACCAGCAAAGAATTTCTTCATAGGAGATGTTTCTAACTCATCTTCCTGAGCACCTCTCCTTGCTTTTTCAGCATCCTTTCTATCTCTCTCTGCTTGCTTCTTTGTTAGTTTATTTTGATTTTTTAAAGTTGCCAATATAGAATTGACAGACTTTAGAATGTCTCTTAAAGGATCACTTTTTTTTGCTTTACGTTTTTTCTTTTCTTCTTGTTCTGGTTCTTCTGATTTTTTAAATACTTCAGGACTGATTGTTTGTCTCTTTACAATCGCAGCAGTCTGTTGTCCAGGAAGTGCTTTCTGTCCCGGAGTTGATTCTGTTTTCTCCTCTGGTTTCTTCTTATCAAAGAAAGTGTCTGGTTTTATTGTTGTCTTCTTTGCTTTTGGTCTTGCCTTAGCAAATCTTTTCTTTCTTAACTTTAATATCTCTTGTTGAAGAGGTGCAATACGGGGATCAGTAGCATCCTTAATTGTTAATGTATTGGCTGCCTCCATTAAGGCGCTAAGATAATCCTCTTCCTCCGACAGATTGTCGAGGTCAATACCCATCTCAAGGAGGATATCAATAGGATCAGAGGTCTTAGCCGCCATACTTTCGTTGCTGCTTTTCTTGTTTTTCCTTTTCTTCCTTGAGATGTTGCCTCAAGAGTTCCACATAGATGTCTCGTTCCCAAGGCATCATGTTTTCAATCTCAGTTAATGAATATTTATGGTACTGTATCAAGGCAAAGTTGAGTCTAAAATAAGCCTCAAGATCCATATGGATCATGCCTAAGCGAAAAAACTTGCCAGTCCCTCCAGAAGGACTTCATTTTCCTTCTTGGTATTTGGGTTTTCAAACTTCACAGTATGTGAAAGTTTTGGCATAGTCTCAAAGAAAGTTTCAATTTCCTTAAACTGAGTAGAATTCATCTGCTCAAGGAAATCTTTAATTTCTTTCTTAGTACAATCCGCAGATGCCCACACTTCTTCTTCGCTGTAGATTTTATCAACACAGGATGCAATCAAATCAAATGATTGTTCCAGTTGATTCTTTTCATTAAAGTCAAAGTTATTTGAAATGAACTGATCCAGTGAAGGATACTTCATTTCCATCATCAAGGTATCATCAAGTTTGATCTGACGAGTGTGATCGTCATTCTTCGCTACCTGAATGTCGTCTAATGCGATTGTGACTTTGACTTCAGTCACACCATCATCAGGAGAAATCAAATTGACTTCAACTTCTTCCCCAACAGACTTTCCACGAATATTGAGAAAGAGATATTCAATATCAAAAGTAGGAAGTTGTTCTACCTTAACTCCCTTTGTCTGAATACAGTTTTTCAGAACAGATTTAATTGCTGTTGTAATTTGTTTTGTATCCTCACTCTCCATTGCAAGGACAAGAAGTTTTTCTTCCTTGACTAGGAAAGGTCTGTATTGAATTGTTTCGCCAGTTGATGGCAATTCAAGATCATACTTGGGTGTAGCAATCTTTGGTAAAGGCATAATGACCTATAGTTAATATTTCAGTGTGATTATTTATTGAGGTTTTAAGAATTACTGTACACTACCTGATGAATTATAAGCACGGGTTCCATCAGCTTTTAATAATGGCCCATCGTTTGCAGTTGGTCTATCTCCAGTAGCACTATCAGTTGGGACAAATTCAGTGCCTTCGCCTGCAGTATTGCCAACATCATTAGTGCTTTGGACTGATTTAGATTCTTTCTTTAAAGGTTCTGGTAAATCCTTTTTGGATTCTACGTCTGCTTTTTGAGTATCAACTGCAGGTTCGGGTGTTCTATTTCCTTGAGTAACTTCTGTAATAACATATCTCAAATATGTCATAGAAACTGTGCATTTAAGAAGACTTGAACCCTCATAACTCACTGGCATTGATCCGACAGAAAGTGGATATGCTCCAATGAATTCATATTCTAAACTATTCTGATAGTCTCTCTCAAATTTTACTATCTTAAGTCCTCTTTCACATCTATATGATTCAGGAAAATTCATTCTATAGTGATATCCAGGATTAGTTAAGTTCCTTGTTTCCCCATCTGTTCTGGTTCCCGATTCACCAGTAACAAATCTCATCCAAGCTTCAAAAAATCTGATTGGCAAATACTTATTGGAATCAACATAGAAAGTAAAATCAACCCTATCATCATACATTCTTCTATGTGCATACCTTTCAGTTACACCAGCATAATCATTCTTGAGTTCAAAAGTTGCGATGGATGAACCAGGGAGAGATGCTTCAGAACAAGATATATTTAAATCTTCCTGACCGTCAGTTCCCAGAATTGGTTTCAATATAGAATTGAGAGTTCCTGCACCTACAGGAATCTTTACCTCATAATGAGAGGTTAGTGCGGGTGCAAGAATCTTTGTTCTTAATCCTTTTAAACCAAACGACTTATTGCCGTATGAAAATTTTGTGCCAGGCATTTATAAATAGTTTTTACCTTATATATTATGTATGGCAGAAAGTATCAAGAGTAAATACCGACCGTCATTTCCTAAGAAATATAAGGGCGATCCTGACAATATTATATGCCGAAGCAGTTGGGAGCGCAAGTTTTGTCGTTGGTGTGATCTAAATGAGAATATTCTTCAGTGGGGTAGTGAAGAATTTCATATACCTTATGTCTCTCCTCTTGATCGTAGAGTTCACAAATACTACCCAGACTTCATTATAAGAGTAAGAGAGAGCACTGGTGAAATAAAAACTTATGTTATTGAAGTGAAACCAAAGAAACAAACAAAACCACCAAAAAAGAAACAGAGAGTTACTAAGTCTTACATTTATGAATGTAAAACTTGGGAAGTAAATAAAGCAAAGTGGAAAGCTGCTGTTGAATTTTGTGAAGATAGAAGAATTGAATTTAAGATCATCACAGAAGACGAACTTTTTGGTTATTCTAAATAATAACAGAAAATAAGTTTTTATGAATTATTATACCTATGCTTACTTGACTAATACAGGTACACCATATTATATCGGGAAAGGAAGTGGAAGTAGATTATATGATTATAGGGGTAAAAATTGTAATCCACCAAAAGATAAAAGTAGAATAATCAAACTCAAGCAAAATCTCACCGAAGAAGAAGCATTTAAACACGAAATTTATATGATTAGTGTTTTTGGTAAAAAATGTGATGGGACTGGTATTTTGATGAATATTGCTGATGGAGGGAATGCTCCACCAAAGATGTATGGAGATAATAGTCCAACAAAGAGACCAGAAGTTAAAGCGAAAATAGGTGCTGCAAATAAAATAAGAATGAAAGGAAAAACCCATTCAAAAGAAATAAGACAAAAAATTTCAAATACTTTGAAAGAAAGGTTAAAAACCAATCCAAGACCAATGTCTCACTATGAAAATAATTTAAAGAAAATGGCAGAGAGAAATAGAACCGATAAAGAAAAGCATAAAAAACATAGTGAATTTATGCGAAATCAATCTTATGCTGCTAAATCAGTAGAATACAATAGTAAAATATATAAATCTATGACTGAAGCAGTAAATCAAACGGGACTTTCCAGATATTATATTCTTAAACAAGGTGGTAAAATTCTCAAATGAACCGCATAGAACCTATTATTGACGAGATTCAATCTGAGTTTGATGTTGATGATAGAATGGAATTGATAATGTATGCTCTGAATGATACTGTAACCCCAATACCCGAGGAGGGAAACATTTGTACCTTCAAATATTATGCGAAGACTCCCAACATAAGTTATGATCAACATCCATTAGTCGCAGTAACTAACTTATACAACTGGGGATTTAGTGGAATCAACTTTCACCATAGAGATTATAGACAATATACTTGGCAAGAATTAGGAACTCAAGTCTACATTGTACGTCCAGATGAACTTGATGACTTGCTTTCATTACAATATGGAAAATTCGTACTAAATAAGTAAAAAGAACCATATCTAATGGCATCGGCAACTAGTAAAGTCGCACCTGTAAAAGTCTCTGAGAAGCAAGGTAAGGCTTCGCTCAAAAGTGTACAAAATTATTATAATACACAAGTTACTACGCTTGCAGATGGCAGTGTTAAGAGAGAAACCTATAGAACTGATGCAAATGGAAATAATTCTGTAAAGATTTCAGAAGTTACTGCTGACAAGGATGGTAAGATTACCAACGATACAACACTATCTACAGCCACAGATGGAGAAAAGAAAGCATTAAGTAATCCAAACTCTCAATTAAGACAATCAATAATAACTCAAACTAAAGAAGCTGGAGATAAAGCAAAAGCAAATTTAATAGACCCTGGCGGAGACAAAGCATCTAAAGTAGCAGGTGGTGAATCTGGTAATGATGCTGAAAATGACAATGATGCTACTAATGAGTCTAAACCAACCGAAGGGGGAGATGAAGGAACAGCGGCCGCAGAAGGAACAAGAACTCAATTCCCAACACTAATTCATCCAGCAGATCTTGGTACATCAAAACAAGATGTTATTCGTTTTGATATGCACGAATATGTTCCAGGAGAATTGTCTGGAACTAATCTCGGGAACGGAATACAAGGATTTGGATTTAATAGTGGAACAAATAATCTAGGTCCTTCTATTGGTTCAGTTACTCTTCCAATACCAAGTGGAATAACAGACCAAAACAAAGCAGATTGGGGATCAAACTCAATGACTGCTCTTGATATAGCAAAAGCAGAGGTTGCTAAGACAGCAATTTTTAATGGTCTTGGTGAAGGTGCGGAAAAATTTATGGACTATGTTAAGGAAATAGGAGAGAATAGTGGCGAGGTAAAAACTGCTGTCGGAACTGCACTGGCAGCATCTGCTGCAGGTGTAGATGGTCAAGCGTTGTTGGCAAGAACAACGGGTATGGTGATGAATCCTAATATGGAATTATTATTTAAAGGTCCAACCTTAAGACCATTCTCATTTAAGTTTAAGTTATCGCCTAGAGGAAAAAAAGAAGCAGAAAATATTATTAAAATAATCAGATTCTTTAAGCAAGGATCTGCTCCTATTAGATCTGAATCTAATCTATTTCTTAAATCACCTCATATTTTTAAGATTACTTATATACATAGAGGTGAACAAGGAGAACTGCACAAGAAATTAAACGCATTCAAGACTTGTGCATTACAAGGGTTTGGAGTTAACTATACTCCAACAGGAAACTATACAACTTATCAAGATGGAACAATGGTTGCGTATGACATCAGTATGAATTTCACTGAAATTGTTCCTATCTTTAATGATGATTACGATATGGACGATACATTCATCGGTTTCTAATGTCAAACTACTTCAGTCAACTTCCAGATTTTGAATACGTCAGCAGACTTCCTGATTCCAGGATATCTGATTACATTACTGTAAAAAATCTTTTCATGAGAGGAAAACTCAGAGAAGATATTTTTCAAGACGCTTCTGTTTTCACAAAGTACAAAATCAAAGGTGATGATAGACCAGATAATGTTGCGTATGAAGTCTTTGGAGATGCTAATTTAGATTGGTTAGTCTTGACATGTAATAACATTATCAATGTATATGATGAATGGCCTATGACTCAAGTAAATTTTGAGAACTACTTACTAGAAAAATATGGGACATATGAAAATATTAATGCAACTCATCATTATGAAACAACAGAAGTTAAAAACGCAACTGGTGTAGTAATTCTTCCTGCTAAATTAGAAGTTGACTCTAACTATTCAATAACATTTTTTGATGACAAGATAGAAGGGATGACTACTGTAAATTCTCCAGTTCAAGAAGTGACAAACTATATGTACGAACAAAGATTACAAGACGATAGAAGAAATATCTTTTTACTAAAACGAAGATTTCTGAATGTAGTCAAGGATGACTTAGAAGAAATGATGACATACAAAAAAGGTTCCACTCAATACAAGAGTGAAACCTTAAAGACTGCGGATAATATTAGACTTTTTACTTAAACAGTAGACTGTAATAAGTAGCAATCCCAAGAAGAGTGAGACATGCTCGCTCGTAAGTCCATCTCATTCTTCAGCAAGTTTTTGGAAGTAGGACAGGGCATCATCTTCATCCGAGTCGGCAGACTTAGTAGGAGTGATGTCAGGAGCATTGAAGTCAGAAGCAGGAGGCTTGCTTGACTCAAAGTTGGGAGAGAAAGATCCACGACCTTCGCTCTCATCTTCCAGTTCTTCATCAAAACGACGGGCAGGTGCTTTGGCACCCAGAACCATCTTGAGACGCTTGTCCAGGTCTTCATAGGACTTGAATTGGTCAGCAGCAGTCAGAGCAGTCAGGGAATACTGCTTCTTCCACAGTGCTTCCAGAGCATCGTCATCGTCAAGCAGAGCACCAGGTGCTGCGAACTCAGAAGAATCATAGTTCCAGTAACCTGCAACCTTCTTCAGTTTCAGTTTGAAGTTAGCACCTGCCCAGAAATCAAAGGGATTGATGGCAGTTTCATCTTCATACTCAGGTTGCATTGCTTCCATGATCTTATCAAAGATCTTCTTACCAAACTTGTAGAGGAAGACACGACCTTCATTCTGAGGATTTGCTTTGTCCTGTACAACATAGATGTTGGCATAGTAGGACAGTTTACGCTTCTGCTTACGAACGGTGTCCTTATCAGAATCAAGACCACTGTTCCAGAGTTCACGATTGTGCTCAGAGACAGGATCTTTCTGACCAATAGTAGTCAGAGAATTCTCAATGTACCAACCACCAGGACCTTGGAAGGCATGGGAGTACATTTTTGCCCAAGGGAGTTCTTCTCCTTCAGGGGCAGGGAGGAAACGGATAACTGCATATCCATTACCTGTCTTATCCATCTCTGGTTTCCACAGGCGGTCATCTCCACCGCCACCAGTATTGTTCATTTTCTCAACTTCCTTGACCAGTTTAGAGGTCAGAGATCCAAGAGAGGATTGCTTTTTAAGATTTGCGAAAGACATAGGATTTGTTGGATTAGTTGGATTTGGCTTTTGTGAACTTCGTTATTCTACAGGTCTTTGCCCTCTTTGTCAATTTGAGTTTTCATAAC